GGCCGCTCCGAACCCTCACGGGCTCGGCGTACTGTCAGATTGCCAGCGAGAAGCGGCATCTCCGCCTGGTGGGCGGTACTCTCGCTGGAACGCCTGTCCTGAACTTGAACAGAGCGCCTGGATAACCAGTAGGCCGTATGCACTGACGCCCTAACAGCCCGGCTCTTTCTTGCCGGCAGATCACCTCGTGGTTAGGTTGTAAGTGGTCAGGTAACAACCACAGACAACCCGCCAACCGCCCCGTCCCTTCAAGTATGGGTTTGCATTTCTCGCCCCTGGGAGTTCCCCAACAGTTTGTAGAATGCGCGCCCTCATGTCCGCGACGTGCGGGTAGAATGCCCCCCTAGCATGTGACGCATCTCACTAATACAACCATGAAGTAGGCTGAGCGTCTTTCACCATGGCTAGGCCCGAGCACCTGTTGCGCCACAGGGAATTGGCGATGATTCCTGTGTGCGTTCGGACTGACGGGAAGGGTGTGCCTTCGGCGTCTAGTGGTTTGAATGGCAGTAATTGGGGGTTGGGTTCGTGGGCGTACGTGTCGGCCATATTGCTACGCAGACCTTCGGTGGTTCATCTGTCTTCATCGTTTTTGAGTTCCGGCCTCCAGGCACACCTGAGACATGGCGAAAGCTCCCTTTCTCATAGGACGATTAAGGCCCCAAGTGCAGACGGCTTACAGTGTTAGGCACGGAAAGTAGAGGGTTGGGAGCTTAGACTCCACCCCACACTACTTGAACCATGCAACGTAGGTAACCATGCGCCACACCGGTCTGTCCAACTAACGTTCAATGTCCTAGATAAGGTTTCCCATGATGCCCCGGCACGCAGCCTCAGGCGGTGTTGGTACCCTCGCAGATCCCTGGCTGAGCTCCAGGGCCTCCTTGCGACCAGTTCCTCTCTAACTCAACAATAAATCCGCACCTGTCCTTCGCAAGCCCTTCACGCTTACCAAAATATGAACCTCACTTGCCCCCCCCCCTTTCCCTAGGTCCGTTACGAGTGGCCGGATTCGTCAAAACATATGGGTCACGTTGCAGCTATGCTTATTTCCCCAGCCTTGCGGCTTGCGGGTCCCCTTAGGAGGGACCAGAGCCTTCTGCAACATATGTCCTGTGTGTCGTCCTCCGGTTTCCACCACCACCAGCAACCCTTTCTACGGCGTGTGTGTACCGCGGCTGGTTTTCCTATACGTAACAAACCCTTTCCTGACCGGAGCCAGTATACCACCTCCCCATTTCGACACCTCCGCCACTTACCCCCCTTTGTCAACTACCTAGATCTGAGTCTTGCTATAACTCATTAAGCCTTACTTTGGCGATCTTAATGGTAGCGTTCACCGAGGTAAGTCCAACCTCGAATCTCCTCCGCGTCTATGGGCTCACTGGCCTCGTCCCTCACCTCGACCACCTTATTCAGATAGCTAGGATTAGGAAAACTCGCCAGACTCTCCATCAACTTGGACTCGATAGTCAGTTGTTCCTCCACCCCGATACCCCACGCATGGGCGAATGAACGTCGGGCCTCCGCTGTTACACCACGAGGTTTGACTGCTGGATCGAAAGTTGCCTCCAGCAAGTGCCCCTCCAAGTAGTCTTCAGGATTGGTGAGATGCTTGATGTGCTTAAGTTTAGCTAGAGCCGTGGCATAATACGCCTCTACTATTGGCACACCCCTGACCAGATTGAGCTCTGCTATGGCGATGGACTTGGCTAGCCGCAACCCAAACGTATAATGGTTATAATGCCTATAACCAGAAAACGAGTGCGACACAGATTTAATTGGGTCCCTCACCATCACATACTCGTCGCCGTTCCAACACGGGCGACTCTGGCCGAACATTATGGCCTCGAACTTGGTGACAGGCTTCTCTACCGTCAGCTCCTGCCCTATAACAGACCCTATCTGTTCCTTAAACGCCTCAGCCACCCAGCTAGCGTACCTGGTTTCCACGAAGACGAGACAATTGTCACCATCAGCTAAAACAGTCGCCCTGAAGGTCCTTCGCATTTGTAGACGTCGTATGACAGCATTCGTGGCGCAGCCCATGATAAGAGTATTACCAAGGCCTGTATTAAAATCACCACTAGCTCTGCATCCGTCCCTAGAATAACGAATCCCTCCAGCCGTGCGACCTTTCAAGCTGCGTTGATAGCGCAACAAAGATCTCAACTCCGCTTCACCTGGGTATGCTGCTTTGTAAACTGAGTGTTCAGAATTGATCTGTTGAATAGTGACATGGGCCTCGAAAGCCTTGCCATCAATCTCGAACACCGTGCAGTCCCCCACCGTTTCCATCTTCCTCCTCAGAAGGGCAGCCCTCTGCTTATGATTCAGCCCCTTTCCAACCATCCGGGTCGGCGCGGCACCCCCGAAACCTACTCGCCACTTGTTCCATATTGCATGTTCAAGCGGTTTTAAGTAACGGGCTAGCTCAAGATTGTATCTGGGCGTACGTGCCATGATCATACGCGGCTTCGAAGCTTTTAACATGGGATTAAACTTCTCGGCTTTTATGAAGGCGGACAACATGGCATCTTTGTCCCTAATACCACCTTCAATATCCAGATCTACAAGAGCTTCCTGGTACCGTCTGCGGAGTCTTCCAGAATAAGACCCAACCACCTCCTCTCGGGTGAACCGCATGACGTTACATCGTCTCACAAGATTGCGTAGGCGCGCAATCTCAGATGAGAAGTAACTAGTATCATCCGGATCTTCTGGCGTCTCACCGAGAGTCCTTAGTCGGAGCGCAGCTTCCTCATTGTGCAGGCAATTGGCATGCACAGCCGGCGCCCAAAATCCCTCCACCGCAGGTGCGTGGAGCACGTACATCCTGCGTTTGCTTGGGTCGCAGCTCATTTGGAGTGACTCTTCTCCGGGTAAGTCCAACTTGGCATCACTTCTTAACTTTGCATGTGTCTTAGGACCACAGCAGATGCCAATACCCGTAAAAGATGTACCTCCTCACTTGCCTCCCTTGCTCAACCGTCTGCCGGAGCGGCCAAATATCATGGCGCGGTCTCGAATGTGCTTAGGCCAAATTGCCCATGCAATGGTTGCAAGAACGGTGACCGTCCAGGTGGCGTACGCGGCGGCAACACGAGGATCAAGGCCCCTATCGATAGTTAAACCGAAAGGTCCAGTGATACGTCTCGCTGCCCTCCACGCCAGCAGATGTGAAACTTGACGTTCCTTAAGGCCCAAAAGACCCCATCCGCTACTCAACCACCCGGACTCCGCACCGATCCACAGGTCCACCGTCATGGCTAGGCACGTGACGACAAGCACCGTCATCACTACCGGCCAAACCACACCGACCGCCTCCACCTTGCCCGAGGCGAACTTGTCGCTCCATTCCTCCGAAACCCTGCCGGCGTGACCTCCCAACATCCTCCAGCCATTGGTCTCGCTTTGTCCGACCAGGTGAGCCAGAGCTACTGTGCCCGCTATAACAACGGCCAGATACTCTGAACTCAACCCGATCTCCTTCGCGTATTGCGAAGCGCGAGCCCTCAAAGCCAGGATCAGTTCCTGGGTCCTCTCTCTGTATGTTACATAAACAGAGAGCTTCGCCAACAGTGCCAAGGAAATGGGAGTCTCATGACCCATATCAGACAACACCACCATGTTGTCCAATAATTCGGGTGGGCTCTCCTCGGTACCTTCCGACATGACTCGGTGGTATCCAACCACCTTTCCTCCCCTACCACGCACCGCAGCCATCCAGCCGGACACGGAAAAATCTGGTGAGGTCTGACCACCAACCAGTTTCGACCAGTCCTGCCTTTTGACTATTGACTCCAGTGTACGAGTCAAGCGGCCACGTGGGCGGAGGCGAAAACCCGGGGTTAACCAATCAGGCCAACCCGGGGCTGTGACTTGGGGCCAATTGCGGCGCCAACCGCGATTCCCCTGGTTAAACATACGCCTGCCACTACGGAGCATGTTCTTGAAGAAACTCGGCTGCCCAGGTTGGCAACATGGTTCCTGACACCCCTCTCGGGGCGGCAGTCGCACATTGACTCTGGGCGGGTGTTCAGCTTCATGATCCATGAAGGGTTCACCCGGAGGAACTTCGCCTGTGAAGTCATCATTATTATTCATGTACTTCATAGGGGTGATGTCCACCACACCCTGTGGTCTTAAGACCTGACGTGCCAGACAACACGGAGCACCCATATCTCTAGTACTCACGAGATGGTCGCTACAAGAGCAGGAAGTTAAGGTAGAATTCTAGGTGACCGGCCTAGCCCTAA